TACTGTTACAAATACAGGTGGAGGCGGAACTTTAGAAACACAATTAGGGCTTTTTACTGGAACTACTTACACGGTTACAGTTGGCGCTGGTGGTGCAGGATCAGTAACTAGAACTGCAAAAGGTACAAATGGAAACAACTCAGTATTTGCCACAATAACATCTACTGGTGGTGGTGGTGGTGGTAGTTTTTCCGCAACTGGCCCTGCTTATGTTGGTGCTAATGGTGGTTCAGGCGGCGGTGGTGCATCAAATAACTCTATTAGCCCTAGAGCAGGTGGTTCAGGAACAGCAAATCAAGGTTTTGCAGGCGGTTCAAGCAGTGGTAACAATTGTGGTGGTGGCGGTGGCGGTGGCGCTGGCGCTTGCGGTCAAAGCACTGGTGGACAAGGTGGTAATGGTGGCAACGGAGTAGCCGTAGCCATTACTGGATCTTCTGTGACTTATGCAGGTGGTGGTGGTGGCGGTGCGCGCAACAATCAAGGACAACCTGGAACTGGAGGCGGCGGAACTGGTGGACAGCGTTGCGGTTTAATAACTGCTACAAGTGGAACGGCTAATTTAGGAGGTGGTGGTGGCGGTGGCCACGGATCATCTTGTGGTAATACTACTGGTGGATCAGGTGGTTCAGGCCGCGTAGTTATTCGCTATCCCGACAGCAATCCTTTAGCGGCAAGCACAACAGGATCACCTACAATCACAACTTCAGGCGGATACCGCATTTATGTCTGGACAGCATCAGGCAGTATTACTTTTTAATTAGGTTGGTTGTTGGATATTGTCCTATTTAATAGTAGGGTGTCCACAACACAATAGGGGGCGCTATGAAAAAAATTATATTTACCGATACTCACAATCCTGATGGGGTATTAAAAAAACCTAAACCTGCTTCAGATTACATACCTGAATGGTATAAAAAAGCCATTCCATATGTATCTTCTAATGGTAAAAAAGCACCATCTTTAGATGGAACACCCGTAGCAACAATTAAAAGATGTATGCCTGTATTTGACATGATGACCGCTGGATACATTATGGAAACTCCATATGACATTTATGTAAGACAAACTGACACAGGGCCATATTTTCAATGGGTTGAACAACCTGCCGTGGCGTTTCAGGCTATGGCTCAATTTCAAAATCACCCTTATTCAAGAGACATAAATTACGCAGTGCGTATTGAAATTCCCTGGAGCATAAAAACTCCTAAAGGGTGGTCAATTATGGTGATGGAACCTCAACATCAAGAACAAGGGCCTATTGAATGTTCAAGCGGAATTATAGATACAGATAATTACTCAATACCTTTTAATATGTTTCTTAAATTACGCGATCCTAAATTTGAGGGAATGATCCCTGCGGGTACACCATTTTTGCAGATTATTCCTTTTAAGCGTGAAGCATGGGGATCACAATTAGGTGGCAAAAAAGAAAGAGAAAAGTATCAATCTGATTGGCGTAAGTTTCTTACTGTATTCTTTGACCGTTACAAGAAATTTTGGTGGGTGAGAAAAGAGTATAAATAATGGCAACTACCTATCGCTATTTATTTGTAGATTTATTAAGCAATACCATTATTGGCGAATTGCCTTTAACTGATGTTTCTTTTACTCAACAGTTAAATCAGCCTGGAGTATTTCAAGGCCACTTACTTTTGTCAGGCGTAAACGCTAATAAATACAATGTAAGCGCATCTACTATTCCTGCTAATTGTGGGCTGTATGTAGATCGTGATGGCATATTGGTATGGGGTGGGGTTATTTGGGGCCGCACATATAACAGCAATTCACAGACGCTTACCTTTAGCGCTCAGGAATGGATTTCCTATTTTGACCATAGGCGGGTCACACAAGATGTTGATTTTGTAAACATTGATCAATTAGTAATTGCCAAAACTCTTATAGAAGATGCGCAAACTGCAACCTATGGTGACATTGGTGTTGGCTATAACAGCGCAGGGCAGACAGCATCAGGTGTGTTGGTAAGCCGAACTTACTATAACTATGAATATAAAAATGTATTTCAAGCAATTCAAGATCTTAGCCGTCAAGCAGATGGTTTTGATTTTTCAATTGATGTTGAATATGACGCTATTACAGATTTGCCTGTTAAAAACTTTAATACTTATTTTCCGCGTAGTGGTTTAGTTTATTCATACGGTGATCCTGATGTTCCTGTATTTACATTTCCCGCAGGCAACATGGTTGAATATGAGTACCCTGAAGATGGATCAGTTGTAGCCAACACGGTTTATGCATTAGGCGCTGGATCTAATGAAGGCAAACAATTAGCAACAGGACAAGACACCACATTATTGCTAGATGGTTGGGCTTTGTTGGAAACAACCGCTAATTATTCAGACATTACAGATCAAACGGTTTTGCAAGAGTTGGCAACAGCCCAGGCTCGCGCAACTTCTTATCCTCCTACGGTGCTTAAAGTTGTAGTACCTGCCTATGTAGATCCTGTTTTTGGAACCTACCAATTGGGAGATGATGCTCGTATTATTATTACTGATAGCCGTTTTCCAAATACACTAGATGAGATTTACCGTATTGTTGGTTTAACCGTTGAGCCAGGTGAAGATGGCCCTGAGCGCGTAACTTTAACTCTTGCACAAGGAGCGTGAGATATAAATGGCATACATTAACCAACCAATTGACTTACAAAGAATCTTCAAAGATCTTGATAACCGTTTAAATAAATTAGAAACTGCGGTGCGTTTTACATTTCCTAATGTAACTGTTGATCCAACTTACTACCGTATTGGTGATGCATGGTTAAACATTACAGATAATGAGGCAAAGATAGTAGATAGCACTGGAACTGTTCGCGTCATAAATTGGACATAAGCGTTATACTTTTTTTATGAGCGCATTAGATTGGGCGGCTTTAGCCGTCAGTATTATTACTATTTTAGGTGGTTTTGTAGCCGCAATAAGATGGCTTGTAAAACACTACCTTGCTGAACTTAAACCCAATGGCGGAACCAGTTTGCGTGACGAACAGAATAGGCAAGGTGACACTATTAAGCGTTTGGAGAACCGCATTGATGAAATTTATAGTCTCTTGCTTAATCGCCCTTAGTCTTACAGGTTGCGGTTATCAGGGTTGGGTTAGATACCCTTGTCAAGAATATGAAAACTGGACTAATGAAGAATGTAAACCGCCTAGATGTGAAGCGTTGGGCCAATGCACAAAAGACTTACTTCCTGAAGTGGAGACTCAGAATGGCTAGAAGAAGATTTACTAATGAAGAATTACACGCCCGTTTAATTGTTACTATTGGGATTGTGCTGGCAATTGTTTTTGCAATATCAGTAAGTAGTATGTTGTATGCGTTGTTATTTATTACACAGCCAATGGCTCAAGCGCCTAATGATGCCGCTTTTATTGATCTAATTTCTACATTGACAGTGTTTTTAACAGGCACTCTTGCAGGCATAGTCAGTGCTAATGGACTAAAATCCAAACCCAAACCAGTTGAAGAAGAAGGTACAGATGAGTCAAAGAAATGATTTTGTAGCCGTAGCCAAAGCAGAGGTTGGCACAATTGAAGGCCCAAAAGAAAACGAAACTAAATATGGTGCTTTTACTAAGGCTAACTTTTTACCCTGGTGCGGAAGTTATGTCATGTGGTGCGCTGACAAAGTGGCGTTAAAAATACCTAATTGTGTATCTACTGCCGCTGGTGCTTTAGCCTTTCAAAAGAATGGCAGATGGCAAGATGCTGAAACAGCCACACCTGAACCAGGAGATATATGTTTCATGGATTTCCCAGGAGATAATGTCAATCGGATTTCTCATGTAGGCATTGTTGAAAAAGATAATGGAGACGGCACAGTAACCGTTTTAGAAGGAAATACATCTTCTGATAAAAAGGGAGATCAAAGAAATGGCGGAGAAGTTTGCATTAAAGTCCGCGCATACAAGAAGAAAAATGGCGGTAAACTCCGCAAGTCTCAGCCCGTAGCAATTGTGGGCTTTGGCAAACCTAAATTCAAGGAGTAAAAATGAACTCAAAACACAAAGCAATTTTAGAATCCTATGGTCGCTCATTTGTTGTAGCCGCTATTGCCGCTTATTCATCAGGGGCAGTTGAACTAGAGGCTATTGTTATTGCAGGCTTAGCGGCAATCGTTGGCCCTGCTATACGAGCAATCAATCCTAATGACCCTGCGTTTGGGCGTATTGCAGACTCAATTACGCTTGAATTAAACAAATTGGCTAAGGCTGATAAAAAGAAAACAGTAAAGAAGGCAACAAAGAAAAAAGCATAAATTCTTGCCTCTCTAAATAAAACACCTGAGCATGTGTCTAAAATGCTCTTTTTACATTTTATGATGTAATCTTATGCTTGAGGCTAGGAGGCAATTATGGGTTTATCAGATCGTTTAAGTGAAATGACAAAGTTACAAAGGCCTAGAGGGTTTTGTGCTTATCAAGGACTCTATGAATCACTCCCAAAAGAAGAACAAAAAGCATTAGATGAAGCAATAAACAAAGGCTACCCGCGTAGTTTGATCATAAGAGCGCTCAGAGCAGAAGGTTACAAATGCAGTTCAGATACTATGCGAGCGCATTTTAAAGGTGAATGTGCATGCCCGAAAATTTAGACAAAGTTCTTGCTGAACGCTTAGAACAATACGGTGAAGCGGTAGTTGAGTTTACGGCTATTGGGCGCATTTGGGGCGCGTTGTTAAAAATTGAAGATATACCGCCGCATGAAGTGGCTCTAATGATGGACGCATTAAAGACGGTACGGTGTTTTGCCAACCCAACTTATTTAGACTCATGGATAGACAAACAGGGTTACACCCAACACGGCATGGAGATAGCCAATGAGTCTTAAAAATCAATTTGATGAGATGCCTGAAGATATTGAGTCAGATGATGTAAAAGAATTACGCCAGGCAATGCTTAGATTACAGAAACAACTTAAGCAATCTAAAGAGCGTAATGAAGATCTAGTTTTTGCTACAAAGCAAGCGGCCTATGATGCCATGCTGACATTTGGAAAAATTACACCCGTTCCTGAAGTTAAGTTTGATAAGCGTAAAACCAAAAGTGAAGTAGCCCTATGGCACATGACGGATTGGCAAGGCGCTAAACGCACCGTAAGTTACAACTCAGAGATTATGAGAGATCGCGTTTTAGAGTTCACAAAAAAGGCTGTTGCAATTACAGAAATTCAAAGAGCAGATCACCCTGTAAAAGAAGTCACTATTGCTTTTGGTGGGGATATGGTTGAAGGTTTGTTTAACTTTCCTACCCAAGCATTTGAAATTGATGCAACGCTTTTTGAACAGTATGTAAATGTTTCTCGTTTGATTGTTGATGTGGTGCGTTTTGCACTGGCAAATTACGAAAAAGTTACAGTAGTGCCTGAGTGGGGAAACCACGGGCGCATAGGATCAAAGCGCGACAATGTTCCGCGCTCAGATAATTTTGATCGCATGTGTTATGAATTGTCAAAACAATTATTGTCTGGAGAAAAACGCCTGACCTGGCAAGATTGCCCTGAAGATATACAGCGCATTGAAATTGGTAACTACCGCGCCCTGCTTATTCATGGTGATGAAGTAGGCCGAAACGGTTTTGCTTCTCCTGGTTCAATTGTGCAACACGCAAACAAATGGAGATCAGGTTCTTACCCGTGGGAATTCCGTGATGTTTATATTGGTCACTATCACACCCACGCAGAATGGAGCATGGCTAATGGATTGGGTGCGGTGTATCAAACAGGTTCTACTGAATCAGATAACCGCTACGCAGGTGTAATGCTTGCGGCAAGTGCTACACCATCACAGCGTTTGCATTTTATTGATCCTGAAAAAGGTCGCGTTACCGCCGCTTACAAGGTTTGGTTGGATTAAAAAAACTATCAAGGGCCGCATCAACAGCATCATCTACGGTACGAGCGTGTTCTTTAGAGCAGTTTCCACATTCTTTGCACATCACTCATCATCATCTTCATTGTCATAAATAAATGGATCTATGTCTCTAATATCCATGTTCATTTGTTTGCAATGAACAAGAGTATTGGCAAACAATTCAAGAGCGCGATTAGCCAAATCATTCATTTGATCAGGGTATAAAGCCTCATGTTCAACTTCTACCCATAATTGATGCAGGGCAAGAACAATTCTGCCTTTAGGGTGCGGATCAGAGTTTTGTGCCATACCCCTAGTATGCCACCACCGCTACGCCACGCCGATAAATTACAGGGTTCTTGTATTTATCAGCCCCATAGGGTTAGATCTGCCTTACACGGGCTAGTTAGCCCCAAACCGAAAGGCTAGGCAATGGCTACAAAACTGATAGACGCAACAACAGGGCTGGAAATTACAGGTCAAATTAAGATGGTTTTTGTTTGCGACATGTGTAACAACACAGCCGATTTTTACCACGGCATGACTACCTTCACAAAAACTGTTGGCACAACAATTACAAATGAAAGTTACTGCTCAGAGATTTGTGCAAGAAAGGCGGTTGCATAATGGCAAGTTACAAAGGCCCATTAGATTACATTGATGTGGCAACACGCATTATTGAATTTAGAGAAAAGTACCCAACGGGTTCATTGCAATCATGGAAAGACCCGTATGTAATTGAAGTAAAAATGCCTGACGGTAATTTTAAAAGTTACATGGTTTACAGCGCCGCGGCATATCGTTCACCTGATGACAAACTACCAGGCGTAGGTTGGGCATACGAACCAATCCCAGGGCCAACCAACTTTACCCGTGA